CTGTGTCGTCTTCCTGTGGCGGTGTTTGGCCTGTCTCGCCTGTAACTGACGGTAACGGCATCCGAGGCATGTCTAGGCGGCTCTGTGCGGCCTGACGTGCGACTCTCTGCATCATCGGGGATAGAGCAGGGGCGGTCACTGGTGGGCGTTGCCTAAGAATATTGTCCGTCCGAATGTCGGTGCGGCTCATAGTCGGTGTCGCCGGACGGACAGGGAAAAGCCTGTTAAATTGCGCAAGCTGGTTTTGTGCAAATCTTTGTGTGTATGGTGTGTATGCCATCTCTTACCCCTAACCTAATAGACCTGCGAGGCCACCTGCCACTGCGCCTGTCATTGGATCAAAGCCAGCCGTTGCACCCAACTGTGCGCCACCCAATGCGCCGCCAAGGGCAGAGGCAATAGGCTGGCGATAGACCGGAGTGACCTGCTGACTCCCGACTGTGCCGCCCTGAATTGCGGCCATATAGTTGGCTAGAGAAGTAAGTGGCTGTTCTTGCTCAAACTGGAAACGCTGGATGTCAGCCGCCAGTTCTGCCTGTGCCTGTGTCTCTCTGGCCGCGCCGACCTCGCCGAGCGTCTGGATGTCGGCAAACCCGAACTGACGCGCCGCAGGTGCCTGTGAGATTGCCGCCTCTTGTGCGCGTAGTGCCATAGGTGCCAGTGCCTGTGCAACTGCCGCTTGCTGGTAGCCGGAGCCATACCGTCCGGCCTTGGATGCCTGACCCTGAATTTGCTCAACCACTGGGCGGAACGCCGCAGACTGTAGCGGGTTAGTACCCATCAGGTTTTGCATGACTACGTCCTGCGTGGCCTGAATGAATGGTGATCCGGTGATAGCCTTCTGGCGCGCAGATTGCAGTGCCATCTCAGTTTCTGGGCTGTAGCCGACTGTTGTCTGCTCTGGGTAGTAGGCTGGCTGTTCGCCGTACAGGCGTTTCGCCTCTGACAAGCCATACTCGATAAATGGCTGGGCGTACTCTGGTGCGCCTGTTGTCTGTGTGACCGTTCTGGTCTGTCCGCCGCCTTTACTCATTTTCAAAATCCTTCATCAGCACAACCGCAGACTCGCGGTAATCTTTAAGTTGTCGTGACCAGCCCTTCCGGCCTACTATTTCCATACCATCGCACCCTATTGATTTTGCCCAGTGCGCGATAGATTTCTCGGCTTGCATTAATTCTTCAAGATTTCCGCCAGCGAGCCATATACGGCACATTGACTTCTGCGGATAATCTACTATCTCGGTTATAATACACGATATCGGCAAAGGGTGAAACTGGGCTTTCCCAGCAAGCACAAAATCGCGCACATCGTCAATACTATGCGACCCACCAGCGTATTCCAGCGCGTCCACTATGTAACGCTTGCAACGATCCCAGTCGTGGCCGAACCTGTCGTCAGCCGATAATAAGGTAGGCGATGTCAATGTCATGTCCGTGGTTCTGATGCCCTACTACAATACTGCCGTTGGTGCTGGTCGTTTTGACGTATGGGGTGCTGTGGTGCAGAGACTCGCCGAAGCCAGTGAAAAACACAAGACTCTGAACGCCATAACGTGGGTCTGTTATGGTTGTCTCGGTTGTGCTTGCACCCAGAGTCCCATACCCAACGCTGTTTAGTCCGCCGTCAATAGTCCTGTTCAGCACCTCTGACACTTCCCGCGTTGTGGCGGTGACTGGGTTCAGGATGCGGTAGTTGGCCTGACGTTGCGCTATGGTCATCGTCTGCCAACCTTTCTGGCGTCAATATCCAGACCTTGAGCGAACTCCCAGTTTCCTGTCAGGTTCATCCTAGCGCGGTGGTATCTGTCCTGTGCGCGGAACGGCGCGAAGCCGTCAGCGTTGGGGGCAACTGCGTCAGTGAATGTGGCCGACTCGGAGTGCAGACTGCGGGTGCCGATCTGCACCGTGACTGACCCGCCCCGATGGTATGGATACACGCGGGTGACGATTGTGAAGTTGCCAGTGGCAAGCCCTGTCTCGCCTGTCTCGATGACCGCGTTCAATGGGTCGCCTGAGAATGCGAAAATCTTATTACCGACTGCGCCGCCGAATAGGAACTGGCCGCCCTTGTACAGTGCCGAGTCCAGAGACGCAGGAAGCGCATCGATGCTGGTCGATAGGTTGTCCAAGTTCTCCAGCGTGTAGCCAGCCGTGAAGAACGGCGCAATAAGGTCGGCTGTCACGTTTGCGTATGACCATCCACCTGTGGCGTAGTTATAGATCAACAGCTTGTCCGGCGTGTCATCGACTGCGCTGTTTGACACATAAGACCAGACCGCAATCTGGTTCTGCGGGTCAACGCTGGACGTAATCTTATCCTTGTAAGAGAAGTTGACATCCTTGAAGAAGTGCTTGTCCACCTTCTCCGCCCCGATGTTCTTGGAACTCTGCCCATCGAACATATAGAAGCCGTCATCGGATAAATAGAAAATGGTGTGGCCGATATTACACACCGACCCAGAAACCTGACAGCCACGCGCTGTCTCCACCTTGTCAAACTGCCAGACCAGAGGAAGGCCAGTGTATGTGGCTCGCACGATGGCTCGTTCCATCAGGATCGTGCAATACTCTCCGCCTATGATCTTTACGATATTACCTGCATCGGGGATGTCCTGAAAGTCACTCTGACCTGTTCCGGCTGTCCAGCTTGTCGGGTCATCGAATGCAGACCAGTATGCCTTGTACGGCACACGGCCTGAACCAGTGTCGGCGTTAGCAATCCACACGAAGTCACGCACAACAGCCAGAAAGTCACCCTTTGGCGGTGATCCGGCCAAGTTGGCGAATGCGGTGCTTGTGCCTAGAGTCCAGACCTGCGGCTCCTCGCCTGTGCCGCCTGTGGCGATAACCTTGTTTCCAAACTGTACGAACTCCCAACGCTCTGCGCCTGTCAGGTCGTACCCGCCAGCCTTGCTGACATCATCTAGGTTGTTTGTTCCGGCGTTAAACTTGTACAGCTTTGTCGCGTCTCCGGCGAACAACTGCACCGTGCCGTCATCTTCCTTCGCCGCAAATACGTTCAGGATAGTTCCTGTGGCCGCGTTGCTGTACGCCACAAAGTCGTTGAGACTGCGGTATCCGTTCAGTGCGGGGATTACGTTCTCCGCGACTGTGACGCCAGCGTTGTTATAATCGGGCTGATCCGGTAGCCATTGTCCACTAAAACTAATCATTGTTGCAACCAAACCTCGCTACCTGCGCTGACTTGGCTCCATATCTCCGAGCCAGCCGCAATCTCTGTCCACGTCTCGGTGCCTTCGTCAACGTTAGTCCAATCTTCGCCAAGCACCTTGCCTGTCATTGTAGCACTCGCCGCAATGTTTGACGATCCCGCCATAACGTAGTCAACTGTCGTTGCGCCTGTGGCAGTGAACGCCGCGTCTGCGGTGCCGTCAAAGGCGTAAACAAGAAACGCCGAGGCAGATGCCGCGAAGGCAAACCCGCCCGAACCTGCGTATGATGCAATGAATGTAGCGTTAGCAGTGACCGAGCCAGCACCAGTGACTGACGCCGCGAAGTTCTGAACCCTGTTAGCCGTACCTGCGGATGTGACGGCTGTTGCGGCGGTTCCTGCCATTGCTTGCGTGTGTTGCGGGGTGGCTGTTGCGGATACAGCAACCGCCGCAGTTCCGGCGAACTCGATGGCAAACTGCACGGCACCTGTGGCCGTTACGGCTACTGCCGCGCTACCGTCAAAGTGGATAACCTCTAGCTGGTCTAGCTGATCCAGCGTCAGGCCATACGCATCCAACTGCTCCAGCGTACCCCAGTTATCTAATTGCTCTAGGGTAGGGTTAGACCAGTCAACCTTTGTTAGCAGTAACGCGCTATCCAGTGAATATGGTAGCGCGTCAATGCTTGTGACAAAGTTATCTAGGTGCGGGGTGCCTGTGGCCATATCGGCTCACCTACGCCGCAGTGATGTCTAGGTCGCCTGTTGGTATCTTTAGGATGTCACCAGAGGCGATTGTCTTGGCAGTGGTGAACGCGCCGTGGATCAGTAGGTTGCCTGATGATGATGCGTCAAAGATGCCGAAGTGTGACACGCTACCCCACGATCCAGTGGCCGCCGCGAATTCGATGGCAGAACTGTTCGATGTTGTGCCGCCTGACGCCGCGCTGAACGTAGCCGCCACGCGAGCGTAGTTGCTACCGCTAAGTTCGGTGCCTGAATTGTCATCCGCAAATGATCCGGTTGACAAGCCGACATAGACATTTGATGGCATTGTGTAAGACCCAACCGAAAGGATATGGTCGAGCAGTTCATCTTCTAGGTAGTCGCTAAGGGCTGACATTTTTTAACTCTCCGCAGAATTGTTTTGGCGTTGGTAGATAGACTGTATCTGGAGCGATCCGGTGCCATAGTGAGCGCGTTGCTCATCGACCTTAATCTCATCGATGGCCATACTAAAGCGTTGCATATACTGCGCCGCCCTAGTCTCATCTAGCAAAAAGGCGTAGGACTCGGCTAAAGCCCCATAAAGGTAAGCGTCAGGGTGGCGGGTCAGGACAACATTAGTCAGGTTGCTGTCAGACAGTGCCGACAAACCGCCGACATAAATAATTTCGGCAGTGTAACTGGAGTCAGGGATTGGCCGCAGTTTCATCTCACCGCCGACAATGCTGAAACCGAGAGGCTTGCCGGAGCCGCCAGATGAATATGTCGAGTCCAAAGATGTCGGGCTGTAGTAAGTCAGCACAGTCTTTGGGTCGGTCGTCAGGGCTACACTTCGCACTTCACGCAAGTCAGTCGGCAAAGCAATATATTCATCGCCGGATGTCAGAGTCGCAGTGGCTCGCTTTTCCTGATCTCGCGTCTCAAGTTCACGCGACATACGCGACTCGGCAAGCTGGATAAAGTTTGGTATCTGCGAAGTCAGGTCATCACGCGCAAGGAAGTTTGCGACAGCCGTCTTTAACTCTGTGTAAGTGCTGATGCTCATAGTGTTCCGCCGCCTGTCCTAAAATCACGGTTTTGGCTATCGTTTAACCAAGCCTTCCACGCCTTCGGGTTTTCGCGCGGACTGCCAAGTGTCTCCAGAAGATGATTATAAACTACGTTTGGTATTTCCGCCACATGATGCATATGCTTCTGTGTGCCGTGGAAATTTGAGTTAGTCCAGTCGTTGCTCATCTGCTTATTGATCTTGAGCAGGTTGTCAAAGTTCTGGATCGTCTCAACGACTGCGGTATCGCTGTGGTCTTGGTGCATCTTCATCACCGTGCCTGTCGCCGCATCGCTTTTAATAATTCTCTGCATCTAACATCCCTTACAAAAGTAATAGGGGCGACTTGTGCCGCCCCCGCTAAGTCATTGATTATGAACCAGAAAGATCGAAAATTCCAGCGTGCGCTTTTGGAGCAAGCGGCTTTAACGACCACTCACAGATGATCTGTGAACGCTCTGCGTCACCGTTCTTTGCCAACTCGATTTCGGCAAAGTTACGGCCATTCATTGTGCAAAGTTCAACAAATGCAGGGTCGATCAGGAACATCTTGTCGTTTGACATGAAGCGTGATGGTGTTGCCTCAACTTGGCCAAAATCTGTGAGAAATACAGAAGTAGAACCAACGTAGGCGACTTCCTTCGCGGCAGTCATGTTCACGTCATTGCTGACAAGGTTGCCAGATGCACTCAAGTCACTGAAATTAGCGCGATTTACAGCACTGGACAGCATCATAGATGGGTTTCCGCCCTGCGTCCAAGCGTCCTGCATTCCATCTTCTATGAGTGCAAGAGTCAACGCACGGTCAGTACCGTCAGTCACAGTGTCTGTGCCTGTACCTGCTGAGAAAGCACCATCACCCGCGCCGACTGAACCGTTTGTGATCCAAGTCGCAAGGGACGCAGATTTGCGTGGGTCTGATGCAGAACGTGCAACATTTGTGTCGGTGATTGACTTCTCGATGTCTCTACGAAGCTCAATCGCTTTTAGCACTTTTTGATAATTGTGTTCACGTTGCCTACCTGCTGTGTCCACTGAATCAAGTGTACCTGATGTGGCAAAACTTTTAACGGATATCTGATGATAGTTACCGAGGCGGACTGTCGGAACGGCCGCCGCTGTGCTGGCGTCAGCTCCTTCGTTCACGAAATTGGTAGCGGATGCGCTAGCAAGATTTTGGGTCTGCCACTCGACAAAAACAGCAGATGAAGTGCTTTTCTTCATGTTGCTGAAGGCGGGTGTTTCTGAAGGATCAATCCGATAAATAATATCGGCAAGGCTTTCTTTTTGGCCGATTGCGGCACTGGTAGCAAAAGTAGTCATTTTGGTTTCTCCTTGGGCTAGTTGCCCATCAAGTAGTTGACTGCGGCGTCAACACTTCCCTCTTTAGTGAGGCGATCAAGTGCTTTCTTCCGCGAACGGTTTTGCACATCACTCTTAGTGCGAGGTTGCCCAGCCTTTGCCATCTTCGGTGCTTTCTGTGTGCGTTTCTTGGCGGCGGGTTTCTTACCTTGAAGATTGTCCCACTTCCACGCCTTGTAGAGAAGTTCAATCGCCCTTGCGTCAGACGCATTTGCGATTTCTTCCTCAGAAAACCCGATCCGCCTCTGAGCGTACTTGATGACTTCCTGACGCTCGCTGTCGCGGACATCTTCATCTTTCCAGTCAGGTATGCGGTTCAGCATATCTTCACGTTGCGTAACCAAGTGCTTTTTCATTTGCTCTTGCTGTTCAAGTGCTTGCTCTTGGGCTATGCGGTTTTGCTCTGCCTCTAACTGCTTGGAATACTCTTTCTGTTGATCCCACTCAGTCTTATACAGAAACAAATCACGTTCCGACATTGTTTCGGCTAATGCTCTCCAGTCAGGCTCTTGCTGAGTTGTCTGCTGGATTTGACCTTGCAACACATCGAGATGTTGCTTGTAAGCGTCACGCAACTGCTTAGTCTCGGCGGCCTCTGCTTCAAAGGCTTTGCGTTGATCTGCCAGTTCCATAGAACGCTTTGTAAATGCCTGTTGGCGCGAATAACCGTTCCGAAGCTCATCTAGGCTGACATGATGTTCTACGCCATCAATTTTGACGGTGTATGTTTCAGGTTCCTCAATGTATTCGTCTTGATCTTCGTCCTCGTAGGCATCTTCGCCGTCATCAATATCATCGTCCTGATCGTCATCTTCGGGGGCATCGTATTCTGCCGTTTCCTCTGATGTGTCAGCCGCCTCTATCTCAGGCTGTTGAGGTTCGGCATCCTGTGCCTCTACCTCTGACCGTTCTTCTACTACATTGTCCTCTGATGGGGTGTTGAGAAGATTCAGTGCATCGTTAAAAGAAATTGCTCCGGTTCCATCTGGATTGTCGGACATATAAATCACCTTTTCCTTGTGTTAAAATTGTTTTGCATCTTGACTTGTTCAAGCTGTGCATTCGCCATCTTACCATCTTCAATTACAGTGTTAAAGTACCCCTTCAACGCCTCAAGATTCTTGAGTAACTGATACAGGCGTTCTCGGCTTTCGTTGTCAGTGACCTCGCTGTTGCGCCACGCCTCTATAAATTGCGTCTCTAGGTAGTCAAAACCTTCCTGTAACAATTCGTTCTTTAACAACGCCTCGGCCTTTGAGGCGCGGTTTATTGCTTCCCTTGCTTTTCCTTCGTTCATGATAGTAGCGTGTATCCTTCCAATGATGGCCGTGTTCTGAATATGTCAGGCCGCGTTGCGCTTCTGCGGCGGAACGCCAAGTTAGCCGCACCGAATCCGGCACCGTCACCAAATGCAGAGCCGGAGAAGTCAGGCGCGACATCGAGAAGCCCCATTCGGGCATACGCGGCGGTGCCGTCATTCCTGTCGTCTCGCTGATCTCCGCCCATACCAGTGTCTAGGCGGCAAGCCTGTAAATCTTCGTCAAACATATATCCGGTCGGGCATTTTTCTTCGCCTGTCGCGGTGTCTGTTATTGAGCCGACAACCTCTGGGCGGTCATCGCGGTATCGGGTTGCGGAGTCGTCATAAGGCCGCACAAGGTTTGCATATGCGCCTGTGTATTCTGGGTCTTGCCTACCGGAATACACGGTTCCGCCGAATGGCGTTTCTGTAAATGACCCAATCACTCTGGGGTTGCCAAATGCGTCCACACCGCTTGTCACAGGCTGTCCGACACCTGACTGTAACTGCGTGTAGGCATTGCCTGTCAGACTGCCTAGCAAGCCACTGTAGGGCTTCCCAGCGTCAAGGTACGTCATAACGCTCGGTGCGCGGTATCCATACCGAGCCGCCAAGTCTATAGGCGATGGGCTATACCCGCCCAGATTGTTGAAACCCATAGAAGCCCTGCCAACAATCTCATCCCTAGCCTGTTGCTCTCGGAGTTGCTGTTCTGCGGCTCTTGCGGCGGCGGCCTGTTGTACGTTTGCTAACACTTGCGCGGCTACATTATCCTGACGTTGTTGTTCCGCAAACTGCGCGGCGGCCTGTTCTGCGGCAATCGCGGCGGACTGATCTCGGAACGACTGCTCTCTTGCCATAGCCAACTGTTGCTGGGGGTCATTGCTTTGACCACCGCCGTAAATATCGGAACTCTGACTAATCTGTCGACCAGTTCCGCCAGAATGTCCAGACTCAAACCTCATATCTAAACCCTCGGCAAGTTAGTTGAAATTTCGGCATCGGTCACTGCCTTTGCCACTCTAAGTTCAGCCTCGGCTTGAAGTTCCTGCTGACGCAGTTCCATCTCCATAGCCATCTTCTCACGCTCTAGCTGTATCTCCAACTGCATACGCTCGCGCTTGATAGCCATATCCTGTTGCATCTCGATCATCTTCGGATCAGGCTGTGGCTGTTCAGGCTGGGCTTGCATAGCGGCCATCTGTTGCTGGATCATCTGCGGCGAGTTGAAGAATTGATCCGCATCCTTAAATCCGCCAATCTCGGCAATAGACCGCAGTGTATTAACGTACTGAGGCATCGACACGATTGGGTTGCTCGCACCCAACTGCATCATGATCTGCTCTTGCTTCGCCGCAATCTGCGTCAGGAATGCAATCTTTGTCTCATCGTCAGATGTGCCAAGCCCGACCTGCACAACGCAGTCGAACTCGGATTCCCACTCGGCAGGGTTGATCGGCACAAACTTGTTACGCAAGCGCACGATGCGATCCTTGTTATCGTACTTGGTTACCAAGTGCAGGATGCCCTTGAACAACTGCTTGACGCCTGTCTCGGCGAATGTACGCGCCACTGACTCTAGCTTTATCTGTGCGCCGCGAACCGTGGCAGACACGGCTGACGCGGTGCTTGATTGCAGTGCGTCCGCGTCCAGACCCTGCGATGCGGCACTCATGCCTGTGCGCTGTTGCTTCACGGTGTCAACGTAATCCATTAGAGGCCGGATTTCTCCGCCAACCGATGCGCCTGTGATCTGCTGTAACATACCAGCCTGTCTGACGCGGATAACCCCGCCAGCCGTGCCGTCCAGCAAGTCATCGAGATTAACCTGTCCCTCGACAGCCGCCATACGCGGCAGAGTCGATGAGTACACGCTGTCTAGGTACTGGCGCATGAGGGTCGTCTTGATGACCTGCAAGTCCTCGGTCATGTCATAGATCGAGCGACCAATCAGGCGGTGCGGCATCATGATAGGCGTGACAGCCGCGAATGGGACGTGGTCAAACGGCTCATTGTGCAGGATGTGCTGGCCTTCCGAGCCGATGGCGCAGATACGTCTACGCTCGGCAATGCCGTCACCGTCATAATCGATGTTGGTGATGCACTCGTAATACACAACCTCGCGCAGTGCCGGATCGGAAGCCTCTGTGCCTGTCGCGGCCTCTAGGTCTTGGAAACGTTGGGTTCGCTCGCTGTCGATGTCCAACTCGCTGACACCCGCGTGTGCTTCCACTTCCTCTCGGTCATAGCCCATAGCCACAAGGTCGCTGACGGTCATAGTCGTGCGGTGCGCCATAAAGTGCGCCTCATCCAGTGAGACAGCACGGCGTGACACCAGAAATTCTTCCGGCGGTATGTTGATGACTTTAATCTTGCCGGACTTGCGTGTGACGCGGACTGACAGGTCATAGGTTGACGACACTGGGAACAGTTCGCCTGTCACCTCATCTGCATACGTCTCGGTGATGGTTTCTTCCTGCGAGACGATCTCAACGTCAGGGTCGTCCATCAGCATCGCCAGTTCTTCGTCTGACAGGCCGTTATATTCTTCTTCGGTTACTTCCTCGGACTCATCCCAGTAGAACTTCACGACACCCAGCCGGAATAAAAGCGCATCCTTGAAGAAGGTGTGAAGTAGCTGGTAGCCGTTATTGTCATTGTTAATGACGTGGTTGACGTAATCTGACGCCTGTTCGGCCTTCTCCACATCCTCTGCGGTGCGCGGCTTGAACCGGACATATTCATCATTTGACGTGAACACGCGCATGATGTTGGGTAGCATCGACTCGATGGTGTCCGCAACCTCTGTGGCCACGACTGACGACTTGCCGTCAACCTCATTTCCTAACGGCTCGCCCAGATAGAAGTCCATAGCGCGTAAACGCTGTTCGGTGTACTCGCTGTCGAAATGGTTAAGGGCATCGGTTATCTCATTCGATACGATGCTACTTAACTGATAGTCGTCCATCTGGTCGGCCATAGAATGCCCCTTTAGTTTCCGGCGTACTTGCCCAAGGTTGTGTTGTGACCCACTCTAGGCTTGCGCTTTGGCTTTCCCATTGGCGCGGGCTTTCCCATTGGCGCGGGACGCATGATGCCAGCCGAACCCATAGACTCGTTCATGTCACCCATAGTTGGCTTTGATTTTGGTAGGGGCATGCCCTTTTTCTTGCCGTAGTTCATTTTTTTACAACCTTCTTTAGTTTGGATTTCATTTTTGGCTTAGTCTCCGAGCCTGTCATGCGGTCACCCTGAGACGTGTTGACGTGCTGGGGCTTTGGCTTGACATCTAGGCTGGGATTAGGGGACGGCGTAACCTTGCCCTGCAAGCAACGCTCCATATTAGAACAGCGCACAGGGTGCGCGCAAATATCACACAAAACAAACATTATTTTTTCCTTCCACTGCGGCTACGCGCAGACTTGTAAATATCCTTATCGGCGGTGCGAGCCTTGTCGCCCCGAATATAACTATTAACCCTGCCCATAGACCAAGCGGCCATCGGCACGTTTCTGGAGCCGGACGACAAATACGCACCCTGACCCCTGCGGTAAACTTTTGACAACTCGCCATATGTCAGGCCGGACTTCTCCGCCTTGGCCTTGAGAGTCTTTTTTGTTGACTCCGAAATAGGTTTAGCTTTTGGCACGTTTCTTCCTCTTTGACTGCGCGGCGCGTGATGCGCTTACCGCCTTTATGTCGATGGACTTGCCCTGCTTGTAAGCCTTGGCGGTGCGCTTGATCTCAGCCGCCTTCTTGCTCGGAGACTTCGACCCCGCCACATATTTCTTCGGAACGCCTGTCTTTTTATCCTTCGGCACTTTCGGGAACTTCCTCGACATTACTTGCAGTATTTCCCAGTCTTGACGTTCATGCCCTTTTTCTTTTTGCCTTTTCCGTATGCCATTACCATTTCTCCTTGCTAGACCAAAAAGCCGCAGACATCTTGCCCTTGGCTATGTTCTTTGCGTGGCGAGCCTTGAACGACTTGCGCCTCGCCTTCTCGGATGCCGTCTTTGGTGACTTACCCGCACCGCTAACGCCCTGCTGGCCGAAGCGGATGGTTTTCACCTTGTCACCTTCCTTCGCCACAACAACGTGCGACTTTGTTGGATGCGATGGCGTCCTCTTGGGCTTATTATAGCCGCTAACGCCAGCTTTAGCTAGTCGGGGGTCTTTTGTCTTGCGTGGGGGCATTATTTTTCCTTTTATATCGCTTTAATATATCCTATAATGCGCTTTTAACAAGGGAGCCTTAATATGTTTGCACTAACGCCAGAAATGCACCGTGAACGCATAATGCGCCGCGTAAAACAGCTTACAGAGCATTTAAGCATCGAGGAAGCACAAGACCTTGACGAAATAATATGCGAGGCTGTTGGCATTGATACTAACGAAAGTCCGCCTTTCTATCTGTTATCTTCCCAAGAGTGAATTTTGCATGAGGGTGTCTAGCACTTGCTGGTCAACCATCTGTGTTGGCAACTGTTTTTCTTGGGAATATTTTATGTTCGGGGGTGTGAGCAGATTTCCCTTTTTATCTAACTGAGACGAAAGCGCATTGAATGAGTCTGGGAAGAAAGTACCCTGCGGGGCAAGATCACCCAAAAGGCCGCCAATGTAACCGCCGCGTTGGTCAGGCGAATACCCTCTTATCTGCCCAGAGTAAGTCGTGTGCGGAAATTGTGGATTTTCAATTATAGGGTTGTTTATATCCATTTGACCGAATGACACACCTTCCGAAAAAGTAGGCGTGTCATAAAGTTCCGGATCAGTGACAGCGCGTCTTACTGCGCCGATATTTGGGAAACCAGCCTTTCTGGCGGTGGACTTATCCATCAAGCGGATAAACTGTTTTCTGACATCGCCAGAGGAATTATCAAGATAATTTTCTAAATCTTTTGAGTCTATGCCAACAAAATCTTCGTCTATCTTTTTCATAGCGTCATCAAACGCTTTTTTATCCGCTTTTTTAATTTCCATATTTGGCAACATTCTGGAAACTATTTTTGTCGGCATAGTCGAATGATCTATGGCATCCACGCCCATAACAACATTGACGCCCACAACATCCGCGCCGCCAGCCTCATCAGATGACTTTTGTGCTTTGTTGACCATCTTGCTAGTAATGGTCTGCTTACTAGCCCACAGGGCGTCCTCACCCTGCGCGGCCTGACCACGCATAAATCCTGAACCACCTTCCAAGTCAACTGGCTCTGTCAACTTAATGCCATCAACTGACTCAACCTTGCCGCCGATTGCGCTACGGTCAGTAAAAAATGGCATGAGCAACTTGCCTTGAAGCGACTCAAGGTCAATCTGCCTTTTTGGCATTAGAAGCCCTGATGTGTCCTGTATTTCCATCGGGGTATCTTCAATGCGGTACGGCATTTCAATGCCGGAGTATTTCATAGGGTCTTTTTCAGCTTTGGTCAGCTTACCACCCAAAGCACCGAGCGTGGCACCGCCAGCCGATCTGGCCGCTATACCTGCGGGGGCTAGTGGCGCGGCCACAAGAAGGGAGTCATAGCCGAACTCGTTGCCCTCATCGTCAACAAGAACTCCGGTGCCGCCAGTCGCCATATCAACGCCGGACATCACCTGCTGGTTGGCCATCTGGCGCAACGCCTCTGGCGCGGCCTTCGCGGCGTCAACTATCTGATCCGCCTCAAGGCCAAGCAAGCCGGACACCGCCTGATAGGCTGGCATATACTGCAAGCCGAACTCAGGGTCGCCGTAAACGCCCTCGGTGGTGACAGGAACCTGCGTTCCCACTGGCGCGTCAATAACATCAACATATTCGGTTGTGGGGGCTTCTAGCACCTCGCGGCGCATAGGCGAGAAAATATTGCCAAGCAATCCGAGATATTTCTCATCTTCCGGCAGGAACCCATACTCGTATTGCTGTGCCATCTAAACTACCCAATTAGTGTTCGGTTTCAAACTGCGATTGGAATTATAACCCCTTGAGTAACCTCCCGCAACCGCACCCTGCCCAGCAAAGGTCAGCACAAACGCATCCGCCACGTCAGGCGACCTCTGGCCGCGCTTCTTCATCTCGTCCTTCGACTCAACCTTCAACTTGCCGGACGACAGGTATTTATACCGTATTCCGGTAATCTCCGCTATCAGCGTGTCATCCTGCGGCACCTTGCAGTCACGCGCCTCAAACCACTCACGCGCATTCCAGAACAATTCATCGCGCAACCGATTAAAGCGATCCTTCAGGCTGGCGGACTCCGACACAGACACCGCAACGGCTGGCAAGCCCAACTCGCGCAACCTGTCCGCAAGTCCCGCACCCAGACCAATAGCGTCAATGTATATCGCCTGTGGCCGCATCCGGTACGGCACCGCGTCATGCTCGGCCAGCACAATACCCGCCAACTCCATCAAATCCTTACCCTGCCACGTCTTGATCGGCTCGACCATCACCTGACCCTGCCGCTTGCACAGCGCAGACCTGTCACCGCCAAAACGCGCCACGTCCAGCCCCCACTCAACCGGAGTCGTCTCAGCCATCTCAATGTCGCGCTTGACCGCATCCTCAACCAAGTGCAACGGCACAAGCACGTCATCGGACTGCGTGGGGAACTCACCCAAAACACGCACAGAAAATACGTTACTCTCCTCTCCGTACTTATTCGCCATATCGGTGATGAACTTGGGGTCAACATATTCACCCTCGCGGCACGACACGGTTATGCAGTGCCAGTTCTCGCGGTCAGAATGAAATGCGTCATAGAAGTAGCCATCAGAGCGTGTTGGGTTACCGCACATGACAATTTTCGCCCCGACAGTTGACAGCGCACCCGATGCCGTCTCAAAGATGATATTCGGCACACCAGATGCTTCCTCGACCACAAACAGCATATGCGGCGAGTGAAAGCCAGCCAACGCCTCTGGGTTCTCCCTACGACTGGTTCTCGCAACCGCAAAAGAGTCTGACGCCCCTTTCAGGGCAATCTTGTCGGATTTGAACTCAAGCAAGTTTTTGAAGGCGGGGGGCATGTCCCTAGCCCAGCGATCAATCTCAGTCCACAGCACGTCCGAAAGCTGGTGTGCGCTGTTCGCCGTCACGGCAACCTTGCAGGGGTAGTGCGTCATCAGCCACCAGAGCGTCACCCACGCCTCAAACGCCGTCTTTCCGACACCGTGACCGGATTTGATCGCAACCTTATCGTGCGCCGCAATGGCCTCTAACGCCTTGCGTTGCCACTTCTGCGGCTTGGCACCGAGTATCTGCTCCACAAACAGCACAGGGTTTTCGCGTATGGCGGCTAATAATTCAACTTCGCTCTTGGTAGGGGGCATTGGTGTTTTCTCCGATATGGGGGGGGTGGTAGGGGTATATATATTTATACCCGCCCCCCGCGTGTGATTTGATGGGGGGGGTGCCAGATCAGGGCATTTTCCGCCATATTTTTAGGTTTTGTCGCATAACCGTATTTATGCGTATTGGGTTTTGTTTGTTTTCAATCACTTAGTTTGCCTGTGGATAACTTTATGCTCGATATGCCCTATTTGCCTATTTCTTAGGCATCTCATCGTTAACCGAAATCGGGTTAACATCCTCACCCGCGCGTAGTGATTGCGGTTGTATGCTCTCTCCGTCAATCACCTCTGCGTGTTTCAATCGCGCCGCATCGTTTACTTGTTGTAATACTTTGATAAATGAGTCACCCGCCTCAACCTTGGACTCGATGCCCATCCTGTCGCCGTAGACTTTCGGTATCAACCTTGACGCTTGCCACTTCTTGTTATCTGACACCAGCCTTGCGGCTTGCGGATCAAGCATACCGGACAGCACACTGTTGTTAATCTCGTCTAGCTGGTCAGCGTAAACCATACCCCTTGAAGCCATAGCCGTCATGTAACGCCGCTCAAAGTCAGGATCGTCACATATCTTTCGCCACACTGTTGTCCAGCTTGGCATATCCTTATCTTTCGCCACATTAGTGCCAGCACGTCCGGTTGCGACACGCTCTAAAAATGTTACAAACTTTTCTTCCGGCGTTTTATGCGCGGCCATCTGGATCGTCCTCATCTAACTCAAAACTGATACCGAAGGCCGTCTCCTCGTCATCAACAACGAACAACGGCTGGTTACATTTGCTACACACCACGGCTTGCGTCTGCTCATAACACCTGCCGCGCGTTTCCCTGTCACACCAATGGCAGGTGACGTATTCATCGAAGAAGCGCACAAAGTCACGCTTCTTCAAGTCAAACTTTAGCAGGTTACTCATTCACTGCCTCTTTAACGGCGCATTCTGCCCCTGTGGCGGCATAGCCAGCCAAATCTACCCAACTATCCCACCCGACAGGCTTACCCGCCTCATCAAGCGGCATTTCGCCCTGATTGACCGCCTCAATCTGTCTGGCAACCTTTAGGCATGCCATAGCCAGCGCAACCTGAGTCGGCTTGACCTTCACCCCAAAGACAAGCGACCACATTGTGGCCACACGCTTGTGGTTCTCGTAAACCGAGCCATACGACTCACCACGATCCCTGACTGTTGCCTTTGCCTCATCGAGCATTTCAAATCTATTCATCTTTTTTCACGCCTTTAATTTCAAGTTCACAAACTTCACACAACAAAACTTCTTCATCACGTTTTAACTGTGCGTGGCACTTCGGGCAAGTTCCATCCTGCAATCGCCTAGCCATTGATCCGTCACCCTGTTCAATCATGTTACCTTCCCTTCTTAAATCTGATCCTCGGTGCGGCTTCATCCGGCACCCGCTCCCATTCGGCAAACGCCACCGACAGAGGCTCGGTCACACCGTCATGCTCTAGCGGCCAAATCTCGACAGCCACACCCCCCTTTGTTTTCTTAATGCACACCGTCATGTTTCGCACATCGATCCAGCCTTCCTTTGAGTACATCACATACTCGCGGCCATCGTAAAGCAATTCGCGTGTCTCGCTATCCCGACCCTGCGGCTCAGGTAAAACCAAGTCGTCACTAAAATGGGATTTCGTCATTTAACATCGCCTCTGTGATCTTGGGTTTAACTTCCTCAACAATGGCACCATCGAAAGTGCGCTTGATGGCATCGAGCGTCTTTGCTTCCTCATGCTCTCGCCACGCCCCGATGATGCGTCCGATCTCCGCCACAGAGTAAACAATCATGTCGCGGTTATCTTTCTGCACCCTCGACACCTCGGCATCGGTCTTGGCAATCGCCAGCACCGTGCCATCCTTCATCGGTGCCTCCCAATGCTCTCCGGTCAACTCTTTTGCCCCAGCAAGCACTGCCGCCTTCTCCAGAGCCTTGATGCCCCTGATGGTCGTCTGCACTTCTTCTTCCACAGCTATCGGGTCAACCCTGTCAATCGCCGCATTCATCTTATCCATCTGCTCATGAAAGCGATCCCGCAATTCAGCCGACACAAGATAGGGCAATCTATCGACACCCCACCGCAGTTCCGCCTCGCTCATAACCAGATCATATTGGATCAACCACTCCTGCACTTTTTTGTACGCCCTGTCGGTCGGCGCGAAGTGTTTCTTGAACACAATATTATCTGGCTTCTTAGCCCTCTTACTTTTCCTCTGATAAGCCATTCCATTTTCCCTTCCTATCCTAAAACCGTACCGATGCGATGCACCGTGCGATGCGATTGCGCCCCCCTAGGGTGGGTCGCATCGCACACACGTGTGACGCACCATCAATCACACGTGTGATTTGAGCAATTATGATCGCACATTTTCTTCTAACCCCCTGACAATCCACACTTTATTATTTTCAACGGCAATCACACGCTTGGTTTGCAGTGCATTTCGCGCATCTCGCCGTGCCGGAGCCTTGGAATCGGGACATTTTAGCCTGTGTGCGTCGTGCCATTGATCGACATGAACCTCCCTGACGCCCCTATCAATGAGCAGGTTCTGGAGCGACTCCAGCGCAAGTTTCTGAGTCTCGGTTAATTGCTCGGACTTCTTCTTCTTGTCCGGCTCGCCGACCTCGACCATAACGATGCTCTGATCATCGATTGTGGCGACTGGCACCATCTCGAAGTTCATGTCGGGAACAACCTCTGCATCCTTCTGCTTTTCTACCTTCAAGGTCACGATGCCATCGAAGTTCGTAATGGACATAGCCGCATCAACGCCGCCCAAGAGGCTAGATGAGCCTCTCATGCCCTTTGCGCTGTCTTTACCCGCATGATGCACCGCGAGCAACGCAGAGCCTGTGTGCGCCTTTATTTGGTCGCATGCATCAACGAACAGCCCCATATCGGTTGCGCTGTTTTCCTCGCCGCCGAGCAAAGCCCTTGCCACAGTATCCACGACAACCATCGTGAACTGCTCGCCGATGCTGTCAATCGTCATCTTGAGCCGCGCAATGTCCGCCTCATCGCGGAAGTTCACCGCCGTTGGCAACACATATAGGTTCGCCGTGTCGTGCTTGCCGTGCCACGCCTCCCACGCCTTCACGCGCTTGCCCATACCGCCGACACCCTCGCCAGCTATGTAAAGCACAGAACCGCGTCTAACCGCCCTATTTTGCCACGCTAGGCCGTTTGCAATAGAAAGAGCCATATCGATAGCCAGAAACGACTTACCGCTTGCTGGCGCGCCGTACATCACGGTAAAGCCGTGCAACGTCACCAGACCATCCACCGCCCACGTCACAGGCGGCATCGCCTTCAACTGGTTGGTCGTCATTACCTCAAACGGCACGATTTCAGAGCCGTCAGCGTCCGCAACGATCTCCGGCAGTGCGTCAGGCTCCGGCGCACTGATGTCCGCCTCAGTGACCGCGCTGGCCTTGGCAACCGCCTCACCGAGACTTGCGGCATCATTGCCCTGCGCCAGCCAATCCACGACATCGCCCTTTGGCGGCAGACCACTGAGGCTCACCACCTTGATCTTTGACGCCCTGCCCCAGAGGGTGCGCTTTACCTTATCCGCGTGTTGCTGACCCGCATTATCATTATCGGGCAGTATGACCACGTTACGGCCAACAAAATAATCAGCCAGTTCAGGCTTGAAGTTACCTGCGCCGCCTGAATTGGTGGTGGCAACGAACCCGATCTTGATAAGTGCGTCAGCCGCCTTCTCGCCTTCTACTATGAATATAGGCGCGTCTGGGTTCTGCATCATGCCCATTAAATTGTACGGCAGTGGCTCGACATCCTTGACAGAATTCAGCCAGCCGCCCTTACCGTCCGGTCTGCGCTGGCGAAATGTCTTAGGCTCATACCGCAAAATCTGGTAACCCAGTTCGCCGTCCGCATTATAATATTCGTATATCTTGGAGATGTACTGCTTAGGCACTAGGGACTTCTGCGTCTGTCGCTGGATGCCGAACTCTTTTTCCAGCGTCTCGGCAACCGATCCAGATATTGTGACCTTGCCGTAGTTGCGCACGATGTCCACCACACCGCCGCCTTCACCCAGTTCAAAGTCGTAATAAGTTGATTTTTGTAAGTCTAATTCTTTTGAGCCGTGCGTACCCCACCGAAGTGTCCGGCCTTTGACCGACATCTTTTCGTTAGGCTCGCCCCAGAAGTGCCTTGCTACCCTCTCGGCGTGTGCAGATATATTTGTTGTCATTGCTAACCCCTCTTATCCCTTTTCCCTTGTAAGTGGTGCGGCAGGGGCAAGGGAAACCCCCGCCGCACCCCTGCACTAGAACAGTGGGTCAGCCGCCGCCTGTGCGGGTGGTGGTGAACCCGCAGGTGCGCTAAAACTCACCTCCGGTGCAGGTTGGGTTGACGGCTGGGATGGAGCGACCCCGCCGTCAAACATTGCCGGACGATCAATCCACTGATTGATTGACCATTCGGGAACCTTAAATCTCAACTCGCCCTGTGGCGTGTCGATCTTTACTGTCTCTGTGCCGCCGATGGTGACGACCGGAGTTTTGCCGGCATTTGCCGCCTGACCAGCCACAAACTGATCGTGCAACTTATCCATAGCCCTCATGACCGTCTTGGCACTGTGAGAGAACTCACGCAGTCCCAAGTCGCCGCTTGCGATCTTCACGCGGAAGCACTGCTTGTGGTCATCCGATGGCTTTGGCGGCATACGCTCGCCAAGATTGACCATATGAAAATCTGGTGCGCCTGTCGCAAAGGACAGCCAGCCGATCTGCATGTTGTCGAAGTCCATCGCAAAGCTGATCGGCAGGGTCATTTCCGTTTCGTTCTTAACCCAGCCACTGCCATCGTTCTCACGATCCACCTTAATTAGATCACCAGCCTTGGCATCCCACTTAACAATAGGTGTGATGTCACCACCACCTGAAGATTCTGTTTGAAGTCCTAACGCCATAACATTTTCCTTTTCTGTAACGTCATTGATTTTGGCTCACGATTGTGAACCCACTGATCGGATAAAAAGCGCAGATGTCCACATCCTGTGGGTCGTTGCGATCTGTCCGTCCACCCATCCTTAGATCAAGCGGATGGGCGAAGTCAAGCCTTGCGACACAATCTGTGTATTTACAAATCAGGTAACAAGGCAATCCGGTCTTGCGTGTCAGCGCGTCAGCCGCCAACACCTTCGACAGCGAAATCATCACTGTCGGATACTTATTCATATGAAAACTGCGCGTCTTGACTTCGGCAAAACCAAGGCACTCGGCGTCCCTGAATATCGCAAAGTCGAGCCGATACTGCATAGGTAGCTTGCGAAGGCTGTAGCCCAAGCCCGACACGATGTCGGCGACTTCCTGCTCGTTTTGCAGGTCTTTGCTTGTCTCGTACTTAGGCCGCATCAGCCAGCAACTCCCGACAAACCATCATGAATGTGTCCCAGTCCATCTCGACAGCGTACCGCCAGTCATACTTATCTTCGCCCTGCTGAACCCCGAACTGACCCAGATCAGCCACGGCCTGTAGCGGCACACGGCATCTGATGGGCTGGCGGTCATACTTATAGATCAGAGCCGGATAGCTGTCGTGTTCGTTGTCGGCAGACCTAGCCGCCGCGCAAATCTGATCCCACCACGCTGGCTGGCTGTTGGTTCCCTGACCATACCGCTTTAACTCCAGCATAAATGGGAACGCCTTGCCATCCTCGCGGGTAAGGTCGTCCAGCCCAGCCTTCTGATACTGCCGAAGGTTCCGGTGAAACTTGATGCCCAGTGCCTCGTCAAGAGCCTTGGCAATGTCACGCTCAAACTGTGCGCCTTTCTGGCGTCCACCACCCGCTTTCATTTAACAGACCTCTCCGGCGGCTCTTGCCACATCTTTGAGTCGCTCGTTACGCAGTTCATCCAAGCCCTTTTCGATCAACTCATCGGCCAGACTGGCCATCGATCTGTGCGCCGAATGCTCCAATTCTGCCTTCAAACCAGATGTTGTGCTGGTTCTGAGCCGGAGCAGGGTTGCTTTAATTTCAGACACTTAGCGTCTCCTGTAAAAATAATTGCATATTTATGTACTATAGCCCTTGTATCACATCAATATATATCTTATCTATAGTACATCGCTGGAACATACCAGCACTAACCAAAGGAGAATATAGAATGACTAAGCAAGACACAAAAAATCATCACGCAATGATTAGCATGATTGGTGAATACAACACGTTCAGAGATTATGTTAATCGCCCTCAAACCCAGACAAATGCGGACATTGCCGCGTTCTGTGCGGTTCGTGCTTGCGGGTATTGCCTCGAAGCTGGGTATGACCCGCAGAGCGTTATCACTGACGCACATGAGTTTGTTGATGAGTGCAAGCGTAAACTTATGGCGGCGGCTTAACAGCCCCGCCCGAAAGGGGAAAATAAATGCCAGAACAAAAACCATATTGGTACGTTGTCGAACACGCCTTCACGCCACGCGGCGCACAGGTCAGCAAGCCGTACCTCGACAAGTGGGACGCGCTTGACGCGGCCTACGCTTTACATGACAGGCTGTGGATGCCCAAGACTCGCATCCACGATGGCGAAATCTGGGTGGGTCGTGCCGTGGTCATGTCCGAGTCCCGCCTCAAAATGAATGGCTGGTACACCAAGCCTGAGAAGAAATCCAATTACGCAAAAGGGAGAAAGAAACATGACATCACGCGTAGATGATATTATCGGTGGGATTATTATCCTGATCTTTTTTTTGGGCTGGTTCGACTGGCTCTGGATATTCGGCATCGAGTCGTCACGCTCTTGGACGTGGTGGTATCTCATGTCGATTTGGGGGGCATCGTGATGGGACACAATCCAGAGACTCAGCGCAAGTCCAGAATGAAACTGAGGCGTCAGGCTATCGATCATCTGGGCGGGGCTTGCTCTGTTTGCGGCGAGGACTACCACGTTGTCCTTGAGTTTGACCACATTGACCCGATCAAGTGGCGGTCAAATGGTTTGGTCAAAATGAATGGCCAGCAAAATACAAACCAGATCAACCGAATGATTAAGGCTGGCCACGACCCAAACGAACTATTTCAACTCCTGTGCGCGAATTGTCACAAAGTAAAAACGCACAATAACAAAGATTTTTTAACTGTGAAGGGAACAAAATAATGAAAGTAACTAAATTGAAAAAAGGTTATCGCATAAACCTGTCTGACAGCGAATACAATTTGCTTAGTGGTGAAATGCGTCACGAATTTATGGATAGTGGCACCTTCATTGATCAAGATTGGAAACATTTACCAGCTAATCAACAGCGCGTTCTTACAGAAATATCCAATATGACGCGTGACTGGTTTGTAATTACAGAAAATAGGAGAGACTAATGGTCGGTAAACTTACGCCTGATACACTTATTTCAGCATCACGAATACCTGTGCTAATGGGCGTCAGCCCATACGAGACACCCAACGAACTGATGCGTTCCATCTTGGATGCGCGTCAGGGTAAGCCTCGTCAGTCGCTGGAGCAGAACGAGCCGATGTTCTGGGGCGACACGCTGGAGCCAGTCATATTGACCGAGGCCGCCAAGCGTCTGAACCTGACCGATGTGGTCATCGACTTTGACGCGGCGATCCATCACCCATCGCTACCACTTGCCGCATCGCTGGATGGCAAAGGCACTGGCACCCAGATGGTCGCGCACGATCCGGCCAACGGTATCTACTGCCCACAGGGTCAGCCTGTCGATATAAGCGGCGTGGGCGTCCTTGAGGCGAAGAACACCAGCGTCATAGCCGAAGATGCTCCGGCGCCGCACAGGGGCGTCCTACAGATACAGGCGCAGATGATGTGCGCCGGATATGAGTGGGGTTGCGTTGCCGTTCTGTATCGCGGCGGTGAGTTGCGCCTGTTCATGTATCAGGCCGACCTTGTGGTGCAGGGTGAGATTGCCAACGCGATCCGCGAGTTTGAGCGTAACATCGAGATGGGCGACTGGTATCCGGCGATTACGTCAGCAGACGCAAACGCCGCGTGGAATAACGTGGACGATGGTGCGCCGCCGCTTGATCTGGATGGCGTGGTGGCCGCAGACTACTGGGCTGGCATCCTGATTGACGCCAAGGCGCAAAAGAAAGCCTTGGATCAGGAAATCGACATTGCCGAGGCAAACCTTAAAGAGATGCTGGGCAATCATGAGGAAGGCGTAGTGACTTATGACGGCTCGCGTTATTACATCAAGTGGCCGATGCGTAAAACCCGCGCACAACCAGCTAAGACGGTTGCCGCAAAACCAGAGTCGATTGTCCGGCAGAAAACCCTGACGGTGAAAGAGGTGCCAAATGGCTAATCTTACAAAGGCACAGAGCGAGGTGTTGCGCTGGATTGCACGACACCAGCGCAGGTACGGCTTCACGCCCTCAGTGCGCGAGGTTGCGGCGGGAATGGGTAAAGGCGTCACGACCATTCAGTACCACATCCACAATCTGGTTGATCGTGGCGCAATCAAGAAACCAGCCGGAGTGCATCGGTCTATTGAGATACAGTAAAAAAGGGGCGGGAAACCGCCCCTATTATTTTCCTGATAAATATTAGGGGTTGATATCGGTGTGATATATGATTATATAATATGTATAACGAAACAAGGGAGAATAAAATGACTTATCAAAACAGACTGATTAATCTCATCATCGACCGCGCCGCTAAAATTGGTGCAAGAGTTGAGGTCGAATATTCAGATTATGGCACTGCATTAATTGATGTGCATTATAATGGCAGTTCATGTTCCGCTAGCTTATTCGTGATTGTTGGCAAGCGCGGTGGTGTTAGATATGGCCAATATAGTGATCTGCTTGATATGTTTTACAAATTTGACAAGAACGCTAAAAACAAATGGATGAAAGTTTGGTGTTTTTTCAAAACTGTTGAGCGTCAAAAGAAACTTTGTATTACGTTAGAAGATAAAAAGGTGGTGGCTTAACAGCCACCGCCCTAACCAAGGGAGACTTAAAAATGGTTGAATTTACTAAAGATCAAATGGAAATGCTTGTTGATTTTGCGGCGCATCAGCACCGCGCAGAGCAGTACAACAAATGGGCTTACGAGCAAGCTGGCTCTGATAATATTGATTGGGGTGTGTTTAACGCACAAATTGATTTGAGTTATAGCCACGCCAGTAAGGCTGTCGAGATTGCTCGTAAAATTGGCATGACTGACGATCAAATTAATCAGTGCCACGATGCTCTGGTGCATTGGGCTGAACATTATAATAAAATGCAAAAGGTGGTGGCTTAACAGCCACCGCCCGAAAGGGGAAGTGATATGCAGTACAAAGAATGCCCAGAGTGCTTTGGCGAAGGCGAGATCGAAACCGAGACAGCCGTTGCG